TATCGCTAACTACATCAAGACCATGCGTACCTTTGGTGCACAACAGGTCAACCTGCAGGAAGTGATTTCTAAGCAAGATGGTCTGGCTAAGATTGCTCGTGATTTTGCACAAGTACGTGGCGATGACGAGGGTATTGCTCTGATGAACATCCTGAAGGGCGTTGCTTCTTATGAAGTCGCACTGGGCGATGCTGGCGGTACTGGTAACGGTGGTCTGGTTGACTTCGATACCGATGCTGACGTTTCTGCTACTGGTATGTTTGTTGACATTAACGCCGCTGGTGCCTTTGGTTCCGCTGCAACAGGTTCTTCGGACGCACGTCGTCTGTTCGACTCGACTGCCATTGGTGCAGCTCGTGGTGAGCGCCTGTTCCGTGCCCTCGGTATGGGCTTCAAAGACTATGAGCCTGACTTTATGTACCTCGTTACTTCTCCTGAAGTAATGGCCGAAATGCGTGCAGCCAACTTGGTTGATCAAACTCGCGTTCAAGATGGTAACATGGAATTCGACAGCATTTTCGGCGGTAAGTTCCGCTTGGTTATGACCCGTGCAAACCAGCGTATTGCTGGCGATGCAACTGGTGATCTGAACGCTGTCTCCACAAAGGCATCTTTCATTGTTAAGCCTGCCTCGATTGCTTTCGCACCTGTTGTTGCTCCAACTCCTGTTGAAGTAGACCGCGATGCGGCCTCTTACACTGGTGGTGGCTCGACCAACATCTGGTACCGTTATGGCTTCATCATGCACCCAATGGGTTATGACTGGGCCGGTAGCACAACTGCTTTCGCAACTAACGCTGCCTACGCGACCCCAGCCTCTTGGGACCGTAACATGGGCGCACTGAATCTGGGCATCCTCCCTATTTTCCACAGCTAATAACAGGAGGGACTGATGGCTTTAGTTCTTAACACAAACAGCTATGTCACAATTGCAGACGCTGATGATTACTTTGAAACTAGAATCGATAGCGCTGCTTGGACTGCTCTTGATGACGATATCAAAGAACAGGCTCTTGTCACAGCAACTCAACTTGTTGATGACAGTGCTTGGATTGGTTCTGCCGTTAGTCCTTCTCAAGCTTTGGCTTGGCCCCGTAAAGCTGCAACCTATGCTGATGATCGTTTAGGTTATCAGATAACCATTCCTGAGGATGAAATCCCAGCAAGAGTTAAGGTTGCAGTTTTCGAACAAGCTTTACATCTCGTAAACAATGAAGATCTCTTGACAGGTACAACTCAAACTTTTGAAAGTATCTCGATCGGCTCAATTAGTCTTTCAGACTCTAATGGTGACGTCACAAGGACTTCAGTCAGACCATCTGTAGTTATGAAGCCTATTCGCCCGCTTATTAGGCGTGGCATGGGCGGTTTGGGTTCTTCTTGGTGGAGGAGCAACTAATGTCACTTCGCTCTAAGATTAACTCTGCCGTAGATAAGGCTTTTTTAGCCGCAGGGGATCTTGTTTATGAAGGTGTTTTATCTGTAAAAAACGTTAGTAGTTATGATTTTTCTTCTAGAGAGACTGTATCTACTAACAATACTCTTGCCGTAAAGGTTATTTTACAATCATCAAAGAAACCAGTTGATACTGGCTTTACTGTTTCTGCTATTTTAAAGTCAGGAATTCCTTTTGGAACTTACGACACCTTAGTTGTAAACAACTTAACTTACAACATTGTAGATTATGATGATGATGGTTTTGTAATCACTGCAATTCTGACAAGGGAGAAAACTTAATGTTTGATACCGTTTTAGAAGATGTAGAAGCTGTCTTTGCAAGTAACACTTGGAAAGCAAATAATATCTTAACTGTTCCCGATAATTATACTGGAGCTAAAGCCGAAGAATACTTAATTGTTAAAGTTCTTCCGTCAAGCTCGTTTAATAATGCTCATGGCGGCGTTAAAGAGCTATCAGGGTTAGTTGCAATAAAATTGTTTGTAAAGGCAGGAGAAGGTCAAGGCAGGGTAATGGCAATTGCTGACTATTTAGATATTCTTTTACAAAATAAAACACTAATTAACAAAACAAAGCTTGAAACCTCTTACTTAAGCGTGGAGGGTTTAGACTCTTCGAATAAGGCGTTTTATACTGCGTCTTATTTCATACCATTTAAACTTTATGGAGAATAACAAATGGCTCATATTTCATCGTTAGGTGCGGGTATCTTCTCGTATCTTGACATCTACACAGGTACAGCTGTGCCAGCTGGCGCTACTGCCGCTGCCTACGCTGCACTCTTTACTTCAACGAACGCCGCAGATATCATTCGTATGCCTTCTGTACGTGAGTTTCCATCGGTAGGTACTCCTGCTAACATCGTTAACGTCCCTGTTTATGGTCAGAAGACTACTTCGCAAATTCAAGGTCAAGCAGACTCTCCTTCGCTGGAAATTACTGTTAACTACGTTCCTTCGGACATGGTTGCAATCCACGATTTGATTGGTGAAGCTGGCGTATTCCGCTTTATGATGTGCGACGACGCCTTAACAGAAGCAGAAGGCCTTGCGGCTACGATCGCTTCTAACAACACTGAATTTTATTTCAGTGGCAAGGTTGAAGCAATTTTGATTAACCCACAGTTAACTGATGCAAACACTGCAACGGTTACTTTGTCGGCTCAGTCTGATTTCTTTGGTCCAGCAACTGTTGCAGTTTAATTAAACTATTAAAGAGGGGGCTAATAACCCCCTTTTTTTCATTTTAGAAAAGTTTTGACAATGGAAAAACCATTTAGTAAATCTTTCGTTATGAGAACTACTTTCCGCCACATGCGGCGAAGCGTAGATATCAGTATTCGAAAGACTTTTGAAAGATTTAAAGATTTTGAAGAAGGCTCTCCAGAAGGAAAAGCTTGCTTTGAAACACTATCAGTATTGCACACAGTTAGGAAGTTGCTTGATGATTTTCAAGCTAACAACCCTCAGATTTTTACAGAGAAAGATCAATAATAATGAAACATCTAGTTAACAAGACTATGACTGAAAAAGTTCCCTTTATGGGAGAAGAAGTCGAAGTAAAGAAAATGTCGATAAATGAAGTTTTTCAAATGCAAAAGCTCATTCAAAAATCGGCTAAATTGAAAACTGAAACTGCTCAAGTTGATCTTTTAATCGAAGTCATTAAAATTGCAGTCATTGAAGCAGATCAGCTTTCCGACGAAGAATTCAAGACTTTCCCTATTGCAGAGCTAACCTCGCTGTCAAATCATATTTTGCGGCTTGCAGGCATTGGTAATGAAAATTTGGGAAACTAACAAGCGAAGACGAAACCCTTTATGAAGTTGCTTTTCAGCTAAGCCTTCCTGTTTACAAGTTAAAAGAGGAAATGCCTTACGAAGAGTTGCTTAAATGGGTTGAATTTTTCAACAGACGACCTGTTGGTTGGAGAGAAGACTATAGAACTTATCTATTTCTCAGAACCCAAGGGGTAAAAGAGTCTCCAGAAAACATCTTTCCTTCGCTTAAACAGTTACAAAAACACGAGTCAAAACGCTCTGAACCAGACAGAGCGGTCCCTAAGGGCAAGTTCCTAGACATGCTACTAAAAGCTAAAGGTGGCGATGGATCGAAGTTAAAGTAAAGGAAGAGCTATGACCAACAAAGTTTCTTTTGAAGTAGTTAACTTCCGTCAAGAAATGAAAAGAGTCGAAGACGAAGTAAGTGCTTTAGCCTTTGAAGATATTGAAGACAGAGTTAACTATGCCGTAGAAACACTAAAGGTAGTTACTCCTGTAGACACTGGAGAAGCAAGACTTGGTTGGGACTCCGAGATTATACGTGGTAATAATCGAGAAGTCGTAGATGGTTCTATTTTTAATGATGTCGAACACATTAGCTTTCTTAACGACGGTTCAAGTAGGCAAGCGCCTAAATACTTTATTGAGCAAGTCTTAACTACAATTGGAATCCTGACCCCTAACTAAAAGATAACTAGCCCCTGATGGTGACTCAAATAGAGTATCTATTAGGGGCTAATTTATTAAACGGAGGCACTATGAGCGGTGTAAAAATTAGAGTCAGCGCAGACACTTCTCAAGCGCGGAATGACTTAGGAAAGTTAGAGAAGTCACTAGGCCGGTTGGAATCTGTTACTCGTAGTGTCGGACGTTCTATTCAGGCGGCTGCTGGTGCATACAGTGCATTTTTTACTACAAAAGCTTTTGTTAACGTTTCAGACGATTTTCAGAGCCTTAACAACCAACTTAAAATTGTTCAAAAGTCTGGTGAAAACCTTACAGGTACTCTTGCTAAGCTTAACCAGTTAAGCATTCAATCTAGGACCACTTTGACAACTACTGTTACTAACTATAGCAGATTGTCAAGAGCCTTAGACACAGCTAACTTATCTCAACAAGACTTCTTAGACGTTACAGAAGCGATTAACAAGGCAGCTAAGTTAGGTGGACAACCTCTTGCTACTCAAGAAGCTGCACTCTTTCAGTTAAGCCAAGCCTTTTCTTCAGGGGTTTTAAGAGGCGAAGAGTTTAACTCAGTTTCCGAAGGTGCGCCTGAAATCTTAAGAGCTTTAACTAAAAGCTTAGGAGTAACGCGCGGCGAACTTAGAGAAATGGCTTTTGACGGCCAAATCACTTCAGAGGTTTTAACAGACTCTCTTTTAAAGGCGTTGCCAGACTTACGAAGAGAATTTAACACGCTAACTCCGTTGGTTAGCGAACTTTCAATAATTATGGGACAAGAGTTTAGAAGAGCTTTAAACGAGTTAGACCGCATCGGCGGGATTTCAGCTTCTGTAGCTAATAAAGTTCAGCTTCTTACTACGGCTTTTTCTTTTGTTGCCGACGAAGCTTCTTATTATTTTACTTTAGCAAGATCTTCAATTACTAGTTTTCAACTTGATGTCTTTGATGTAGTAAATAGTGTAAAAGACTTATTTACCTCGTTTTTCTCAGACGGGTTTTCTGCCGAAACTTTTCTTAGCAATTTAGATGCAACAAAAACCGCTGTTTCGGACTTTTTCAACGATCAAAGCTTAAAAGTTCCTGAAGACTCCTTTTTAGGTAAGCTTATGGCAGGGATGCCATTGTTTAGCGTAGCTGGAATTATTGGAGGGACTGGAGAAGCACTTTCTCAAATAAGTAATTTTGCTAAGTCTATTATTGATAAGTTTTTTGAAATTTATAATGAAGTAATTCTTAACTCAAGCTGGTCGGGTTTGTTTTGGAAAGGCGTTGATCGGATTGGCGGGCCAAAGCTAACCGCTGGTTTACAAGAAGCTTTTGGAAAGATTTCAAACTGGGCTGAAACTGTAAAAGATATATTTAGTGGTATCTTCGAATCTATTACAGGGTTCGGACAAAATATTTCTTCTAGTGTTGAAGATTTGTTTTTAGGTGTAAAACAACCCCAACCAGACGCAAGAGGGCCAAACAACACACCAAGAGTAGGTGGACTTCTACAAGACCCTAGCAGCACTGCAGAGGCTTTTGTTTCAACTGTAAGTGAGTTTTTATCTAGTAATAAATTTACTTTAGCAGGTGTTGCTATCGGTGTCGGTATTCTAACTTATATGGACAGTGAGCTAAGAAGCAGCCTATTCCAAGGTCTGTTTTTAGGTTTAGGTTACGCAATTGCAATAGGATTTTTAGCGGTTGTAACGTCTCCCATCGGTATTCTTATTGGTGCAATTACCTTTGGGCCTAAAGTACTCAACACCTTAAACGAAACAGGACTTACTAAAGAGATTGGTAAAAGGCTCGCGGAAGGTATTGTCGGCTTTTTTAAAAGCGGCGAAGGAACAAGCACTTTCCAAAGGATAATTGACGCTATTTTAGCTACTGCTGAACAGTTTGGTGAAGGTTTACTAGAGGGGTTTAACTTACAAGACAGTTTTGTGTCTG